TGTTGATAATATCAAATTATCATCGCCTAACTTACCACAAATTACATTCTTTTGGAAGAGAACGAACAGAGTTTCACTTGAAATATTCAAGTTGTCGTGGACAGCGGTTTCATCCTTATAACCATTGGGAGTGTTTGCGTAGCGAATGTTTTTGGCATGCAAAAGGATGTCTTGAAGACGCTCGTCATTGGCTAAGATCTCAAAATTAGTCTTAGACAATAGAGTTCTAATTTGCTGGAGGAGTAAGTCTTCAATTAAATGAGAAATTTGCTCACTTTTGAAACCAATGTATATGGCAAGTCGATGTAAGACAGGATGTAAAAGAAGGGTTTAGTTAGAACCGGTGAAGTACTGTTTAGTACGCAAAATTTTCTTAACATCACGAATCAGGATCCAGTCATCAATGGTGCCCGTGGAATAGGAATACATAGAACAGAATTCGAAATCCCACCAATGTGAAAGGGAAAGCTCTTTGACGCATTAGCCCAGTCCAACAACATTGGCTCCAGTATTACGAGCCGTACGTTGTAGAATAGCATCATAGACATCTTGGGCTATGTTTTTGAGGACGAATACAATAACATCATCACCAGATGCAATTACGAAAATTCTAGGGTCATCCCACGGTGTTTGTGAGATTCCAGCGTCCCAAAGGTAAAAGTATACAAACATCAAAGAGCGTAGTGTGTTGCCTAGCGTTGTGCGTGTAGCTAGGCCAGAAACGACTGTTCCGCGAATTTTGACATAAATATAGCTCAACCAAGGTTATGAGACACTGCCTGAAATGTATTTGGTGAATTGATGTTCAACATCTTTTGGCCAGGGTTTTCCATTGACGTGTGGGAAATGAAAGAAACCAATATTGACAGTTCTAAGGAGATTTTGCATAATTACTGCGTGCATTTCCTCAATAGTCCGTTGACACATATATGATGGAAGTCTTTCGACATTCCAGACAAGCATATTTCTAATAGTGTCGGACATCATCTGCCAAAACCGGTTGTCAGTTAGTTGCATCACAATTTCCCATTAATGAGCATCGTGACCACTACCATCCAAGGATGTGGAATTGTAGCGATCATTAGTAACTCCTCGTTAGATGAGTAATTACTTAATTTGCTCCTTCGTGTAAGAATGGATAAAGCCATGGAGGTGTTTCTTGAGCCAAGGGAAAAAGTACCCTTGCATGGATTGGAGCACTCCACAACCATCATCACAAGGAATCCAGATGAGTCGTGGACGCGCTTTAACACCAGTAATAAAACCATTTTTGAACTCTGGGTTTTCCATTGAATGTACTTCACCAGATTTCACCATGACAGTCATAGGGCCAAT